TTTGTAGAATATATGGCCAATAGAAGAATGAAAGCAATACAATTAACACCTGCTTATGACCAAAAAACAAATCCATTGCCTTGGGTAGATCATTGGTTAAATAGTAAAGGTACACAAAACGCACCACAAGAAACAGAAATAGAAAGTTATGTTATTGGTGGTATTAAACAAGACGTACAAAAAGATCAATTTAAAAAATTCAAACTATAATATGGTTGGTAAAAGTAGGCATTTAGCAAAAACTTTAACGTGGAGAATAGTTGCAACGACAGATACATTTTTGATAGCCTGGTTAATTACAGGTAAAATAGATTGGGCAAGTGCAATTGCTGGTATTGAGGTAATAACAAAAATGTTTTTATATTATGCACACGAAAGAGTTTGGTATAAGCATATAAAATTTGGAATAAAAAAAAAGGATAAAAAATGAATTGTAAAAAAATATTAGTTATGGGATTACCAGGTTCTGGTAAAAGTTATCTTGCTGACAAACTTGCACCAATGATAAATGCTGTTTGGTTAAATGCAGATAGAGTTAGAGAAGAAGCAAACGATTGGGATTTTACTCCTGAAGGCAGACAAAGACAGGCCAATCGTATGAAAGACTTGTCACAAAAAGCATTAGATGAAGGTAAACACGTTATTGCTGACTTTGTATGTCCTACACCAAAAACCAGAGAAGACTTTAATGCTGACTATACAGTTTGGATAGATACAATTAAAGAAGGACGATTTGAAGATACAAATAAAATGTTTCAACCACCTGAAGAATATGACTTTAGAGTACCAACTCAAAATGCAGAATTATGGGCAATTCGTATTGCAGATGAAATACAAGAGTATCAATGGGACAACAGAAAACCTACAGCACAGATGTTAGGTAGATGGCAACCTTGGCACGAAGGACATCAAACTTTATTTGAGGAAATTATAAAGAAAACAGGTCAAGTAAATATTCAAGTAAGAGATGTACAAGGTGTAGGTGATAATCCTTTTGATTTTGATACTGTAAAAGAAAATATTGAAAAGGCATTGGTGCCATATAAAAATAGAATTAAAATAACTTTAGTTCCTAATATAACAAACATATGTTATGGTAGAGGAGTGGGTTATAAGATTGAAGAAATTGTTTTATCTGATAACATACAAAAGATTTCTGCTACAGAAATAAGAAAAAAAATGAGAGAAGAAGGTAAATTATTTTAGATGTTAGAAAAAGCAAAAAAGCATTGTTCGAATTGCGATACTAAATACTCTATAGAATGGAACATAGAAGAACAAGATTTAGAACCGTTAACTTGTCCTTTTTGTGGATATGAGGTAGAGTTTGAAGATGTCGAAGATGAAGTTGAAGACGATAGTTGGAGTTGATTATAGTTTAACAAGTCCTGCAGTCTGTATTAATAATGATGATGAATATATGTTTTATTATTTGACAAACAAAAAAAAGTATATTGGTCAAATGGCCAAAAATATTATAGGTTTTGAACACCAAGAATACGACACACCCATAAAAAGATTTAGTCAAATATCAGATTGGGCAATTAACACATTTAATAGATTAAGTTACGATTTAACAAATCTAAAAGTTTATATTGAAGGATATTCTTTTGGATCAAAAGGACAAGCAGTATTTCAGATAGCAGAAAACTGTGGTATTTTAAAATATAGATTACAACAATTAAATATAAATTATGATACAGTTGTACCAAGTGTAGTAAAAAAAGGTGCAACAGGTAAAGGTAATGCAGACAAAGATATGATGTATGAATCATTTGTCAAAGAAACTAAAATAGATTTAAAAAAGATATTTGATACAGATAAAGTAGGTAATCCGGTATCAGATATTGTAGATAGTTATTACATACAAAAAATAGGTTATCATAATGAAAATTAGATATTATCAAAACCTAAACGGTATAAGATGGTTAGGATTTATACTTGCAATGATAAGTGTTTTTATATTATCAGATGCTAAAATAGAAACACAATGGTTGGGATGGTCAATAGGATGTTTAAGTTGTTCTATATGGGTTTTAATAGGTTGTAAAGATAGAGATATACCTAGAACGCTTATGGAACTATGTTATCTATTATTAGGATTAAGAGCAGTATGGAATTGGTTAATGTAATGTCATTATACCACGAATCAAACGTAAAATAGATCAAAAATCGTTGAAAATAAAGGGTGTTCTCTCTTTGTTCTATTTTATACATCAAAAAAGTCAATAAAATCAACACAAATTAACACTTGACAATTAGGTGTTTTTCCTGTATAGTATAACTATAACAAAGGAGAAAACACTATGAAAACTAAAACATACTACACAAACGAAGCAGAAAATCAAGTTGATCAAATACTTGCACATATGAAGTCTGGTCAAATTGATGAAGATAAAGCAAAAAAAGAAATCTTAAATGTTGACAATGTTAATATGTTAGATATTGATGAACACAACATTGATGATGTAATTTATTATAGTTTAAATGGGTAATAAGAATATGACTAAACAACTATCACAAAACTTAATTAACTATATTAAAAAGCACAATGAAAAGGCTCGTAAGTATAATGAAGAAAATAGAAATACTACTGGTAACTGGACAAGTTTAATGATAGAAGATGAAAAACACTGGATTGAATATGGTATCTTTACATTAAGAGATTTAGTAAGACAAAATTTAATTGATTATATATGGGACGAATTTAAATCTGTAAACGGTATTAGACCAAGATTTATGAATTTTAGTAAAATGGGTATTAGAGAATTAAGAAAAGAAGTAAACTATTTAATGAAAGAGGAAGTAAATGAAATATAATGAAGATAAAATAATAAAAGAAATTTCAGATTATATAAAATCAACTTATGGTGAACATTACAGTACCACTAAAGATGGTTTTCAAGTACAAGATATGCTAAGACAATTAGGTATTGATAAAGATTTCTGCCAGGCAAATGCAATTAAGTATCTATGTAGATACGGTAAGAAACAAGGCAAGAATAGAAAAGACTTGCTAAAAGCAATTCACTATATTGTTTTATTAATGAGTAGTGAAGATAACAAATAATTAGGAGGACTATACTATGGCAATTGATACAAACATAAGTTACTTTAAAGAAGATGTAGGTAAAAACCTATACAGAAAGAAAACTTATTATACACTTGTGATTGAACAAGAAGTATTAGCAAACAATAAAGATGAGGCAGATGTAAAATTTAGTGAATGTGGTATTGACCACTCACAGATTAACCACGAGATAACTGAAACAAAAGATGGTGTTGAAACTTATATGGTTGACGCTAATTATTCAGATAGTGGTGATACAGAATATGTTGCTAAAGTGGTTTATGATTTATCGGATCCATATGCAAAAGAAGAAGGATATGTAGAACTTGATTCAGATGCTGAAGAAGTTTTAAAAACACCATATACAGCAGGCGAAGGAATTTAACAAAGGAGAAAACTATGATAGAAACAATCGCAACAATTGATATATTAAATTTAGCAATTGATAAAATAGATGATGGTAAAGTAGCAGACGCTAAAGACGACTTAATTACCTTTAGAGATAAACTTCAAAAAGAGGTAGATGAGTTTGATAAGTGGGCAAAAGTACAATCAGATATAGACATTGCTTTACAAATGAAGGCAGAAGGAAAATAATATGGAAACGTTTATTTTAATGCTTGTGATATTAATGTCAGCAATAGCGATAACTTATGCAGGTGAGATTTACTTATATCTATCCTTAACATTAGGGTCGTTTATTAATGATATTAAGAACAAGTTTAATACAACTAAAACTAGAAAAAAATAGATGATGTATACCACGTATTTAATACGAATCGCTAATCCTGACGCACCTGGATGCGTCCTAGAACGTAAAAAATCGTTATTTTACGTCAGTTTTTAAGACTTGACAAATAGCGTGTTTTATGATACAATTAATGAATAAACTAACAAAAACTATGAAAGGACAAATATATGTCATTTAGATACGATAAAGAAAACTTGTTTAAAGAGTTTTACGTTGCAAAAGATAAAGATATTGCTTTATCAAAAAAAGATACACTTGAAGAAAAAGAGGTAGATTATTATACTAATCGTATTCAATTCTTCAAAGATCACATAGAACTTAAAAAACAACATCCAGAGTATTACTCTAATGTTGATATTAATTTTGAGAACTTGTTATCTTGTTACTTGACTACAGAACCGAGAGAAACTTTTTATCAAAAGATTTTCGGTAGATCATTTGCTGAAGTAAGAGCAGATTCTATACCAACTTCTATTAAAGATTTTTAATGACAACTAAAAAAGATTTGTACAAAGCTCGACTTGACCATTACAACTGGTTAATTTCAAAAGGTATTAAAACTACCTTTGAAGAGGTTTGTACATTTCAAAAACCAAATACTAAATCAAAACCAGGTGAATTAGATTTGAGTCATTTAAAAGTAAGAGATTCTATACCGTGCAGTAATAATATCGGTGGTAGTACAGCAAAGAGAGTTTACGCTACACAACTTCCTGCTGGCAAAACAATTAGTGTGGCGTATAATAAAGGTCCTTATATGGTTGTTGATGCTAAGGATTTTAAAACTATGGGAAGGAAAATATAATATGAGAACAATGATGTTATTAACAATCATTACTTTAATGACTATGGCAATTGCTAAGAGTGAAGAAGTCACAATGGATCAGAAAGTAAAAAATTATATTGTGAAAGAATGGAACGATATTAAAGAGTTTCAAAAAGCTGGTTGGGAAGAAGGCAAAAAACAAAATGCCAAAAACTGGTCTAAAATTAAATCTTTATTAGGTATTAATTAATATGTTACACAGAATTAGTGATCTTTGTAAAAAAATTGATGGTATCAAAACTGTCAGTGATAGATTGTATAATTTAAAATATAATAATCCTAAAACTAAAGAAAGAGATATTGAAGTTAATAACTTAATAGAAGATATACAAATGCAATGCCGATTAATCGCAAATGATAAAGGTAAATATGACAGATAAACAATACACAATTAATAGTTTAAAAGAAAGAAAATTAGAATTAGAGGAAGAATTACATTTTAAAAGTAGTAATTCATTAAATGATGAACTATATGAAATTAATGATACTCTAAAAAAACTAGGTGAGAATGAAGAAAACAATATTACTATTATTAATTAGTTTGTTTATAACTAATTGTGCAGCTAATAGATCACAAGTCGGTGCTGTGTTAGGTGCAACAACAACTACGGCAACTTGTGTAGAATTAGGTGCAAATCATCCTGCTGTAATTGCTACTTGTGCTGTGACAGGTGCTTTTGTCGGTGCTGAAGTTATGTACAAATCAGATTATGATGTTCATCAGGCAGTATTTGTAGATCATTTAAACAATGGTCCTGGTGGTTCTAGTTATACAAATTGGTACAATCAAAAAACAGGTAACTCAGGTATTATTAAAACAACAAGGTCTTATATAGAAGGACCTATCAAGTGTAAAGATTATGATGCTGTTGTAGATATAACTAATCAATGGCCTTTGCTAGGTGTTGGCGGTGTAAATAGAAATACAATCTTTGGTACTGCTTGTCAAATGCCAGACGGTCGTTGGGTTGAAAAAGATTTTTTATTGAAAGGTAAGTATGTCAAAAATTAGTAAGATTATATTATTTGCAATTATATTTTTTGCTATGTTATCGTTTCAACGATATGCAGAATCATTAGCAGACAACCACGATTTATCTGGTGTAACTGTACCGATTGAAAAGGTTTCAACTGGTGATAAGGTTATAGACATATTAGATAAAATGGAAAAAGCAGATAGTAATGTTTACTACGATAAAATTACAACTATTGAACCTAAAAAAGTAGATGGTCAATATTGCTTTGTTAAAGTTATAATCAAACAAAGTGAAAACACTATTGTTAAAGAAGAAGTTTTGGAGTGTAGTGATGGTAGAAAAACAGCAACAGGACCTAGTTATTGGGAATTGTTTGCTCAGTTTTATTACCGTGATGTTAATACACCAGAATACTGTAGATTTTACAGTAGACCAAATCACGTTTTTAAGTCGTTCGGAAAAACGTGTTTAAAAGTGAACGGTGAATGGGAGGTAAAATGATTAAAAATCTAATCATTATCGCTTTAATTGCTATAATTGTAACTCAAACGGACATTGGTTTTAATGACATTTTGAACTATATTCAAATAACGCTTGACAAAGTACAAGAAATAGTATATAATATAAGAAGTGAGGTAAAATAATATATGATGAAACAAGTAAAAGTATTATCAGTTTTGATGTTAGGACTATTTCTAACTAATTGTGCTGGTACATACAAAATCAAAAAAGAGTCTGGTGGTAATGTCGTTGATACTGTACCAAGTTGGTATATGGCAGATATTACTGAATCAAAGGCTTGCGATAAAGCAATCTTTGGTAAAGACAAAGATAAAGTTTGTATCTACGGTGTAGGTACTTCGGTGTCGCCTGACTTAAATCTGTCTATTGAAAAGGCAAAGATGATTGCTAAATCAGAACTTGCCGACATTATTAAAGGTGAGATGAATAAACAATCTAAACAGTTTATTACAGAATTAGGTAAATCACAAACTAAAACTGTAGTAAGTGAGGTTGAATCTACTTTAGTCAATGTAATCAAAGATACACCAGTTAGAGGTTATGAGGTGTTTGCACAAGATGTAACACTTACAAAAAATAACTACTATCGTGCTTGGATCGGTTTAAGACTTCCAATGGGTGAGTTTAACAAGATGTATAACTATACAATAGAAGAAGCGGTTGACGCTTACAACATAAAGTCAAAAGCACAGATCGCTTATGATAAAGTGTTAGGAAATACAGATGACAAAGATAGTAATTTACAGTAAAAATAACTGTGTATATTGTACCAAGGCCAAGAACCTTGTAACTAACCTTGGCCTTAGTTACGAAGAAAAAAGTTTTGAAAAAGATTTTAATGGTGATGTGGATAAATTAGTAGAACACGTTGGTAAAAAAGTTAGAACAATGCCACAAATAAAAATTAATGACAATTTAATTGGTGGATATAATCAACTTGTTGAATATTTTGTTGAACAAGGGAAAGTGAATTTTAAGGGTGAGATTATTAGTGAGTAATGATAAGATAATACATTTTCCTACCGAGAGAATTGTAAATCAAAAAACAAGAGAACTTGATGAACAACGTAGAAAAATGGGTGATAAACTTGCCAAAGAAATTCAGAAACAACAAACTAAAAACTTTGTTGAAACGGCAGTAGATGATATTAGTATGAACTTGTTAAAGAACTTTGTAGATTTAGCAATGAAGACTAATCATCCGCAGTTTACAAAAGACTTAGCATTATTAGTTGATGTAATGCGAGGTATGATTTATAGAGATTTTGGATTACAACATCCTGCTCAAAAATTGAGTGATAAAATGGTAGATTTAAAGACTAATAGAAGTGGTACATTGTCAGCAAAGATTGATTATTCAAAAGTAATAGAAGATGTAACTATAAAATCAAAACCTATTAGTACAAATATTAAAGACGAATTAAAGGATCTAAATGATACAGCAGGTTTCTTTGAACCAGATGGTAATTTAGATGACTAACAGAATTGCAAATGCAATCGCCTTAACAGGTTGTAAAATAGTTAACGTGAAAGGAGTTTAAACAAATGTTTAAATTTTTATTTAATAATAAAGGAGAAGATAAAATGGCAAGAGCTAAAATATCTAAAACACAAAAGGTATTAAACCTTTTAAATTCAGGTGCAGAAATCACTTGGAAAACACTAAGACAAAAGTTTGATCTTAGATCACCAACTTCAATGATTGGTAAATTAAGAAACCAAGGTGTTATGATTTACACAAATAAAACATCTAAAGGTGTTTCTTACAGAGTCGGTACGCCTTCAAAAGCGATTATCGCTGCTGGTCAAAAAGCATTATTCGGCAATACTGCTTACGGTGCATAATTAATAGGGGCGCTTCGGCGCCCCCACCACACTATGACAGAATTTAAAAACGGAATTTATAACACATTAAGAAGTTTAATAGGCACAAGTATTGGTCGTGCCTTCATTTATACTTTAGGTCACATTATAATTGCTATGACTTGTAATAGATTGATTACAGGTGCAGAATGGAAACTTGCAGGTATTGACGCAATTATAGAACCTATGATCAATG